ATGCTGTATAAAATAACAACTATGAAACAACAATTAAACGAAGTAGCTAGATTTAAACAATTAGCAGGTATATTAAACGAAGAACTTACAAATCCTGTACCTCCATTAAGAATATGGAGTAGAAAAAATAGTGAAGGAAATGAAACTTACTATATTACAAATCCAGCAGGTGGATTAGGAACAGATAAAGAAGTTGGTTTTTCAAAACAAGAAATAGAAGCATTACACAGATTAATAGAAGAATGGTTTAAATCTCAACAATCTGGATTTAATAGATCAGAGGCAGTAAATACTCCTGATGCAAATCATACACAGGCGATAGTAAAAATTGAGAAATTAAGAGATTTTGATGTAGAAATATCAAGACAAGAAGGATCTCAAATAAAAGGATATGGAGAAGAAGGTGGAGGAGGTGGAGGAGTATGTATTATAAAAATGGCTAACATGTATCAATTAAGAGATGATAAAAATTTAAAATAGACAAAATGAAAGAACAATTAAACGAAGTAGCTAGATTTAAACAATTAGCAGGTATTTTAAAAGAAGACTTACAATCAGGCTTTTGGGATTCTATTAAAAGTGGCCGTGCATTTGTATTAGGTCAACATATAATTGATATAGAAGAAGACGATACAAGAGCATACGTTAGACTTGCAAAAGACCCTGCAAAACCAGGTCAAAAAACTTCAGATATTCAAACAGGTACACTAGTCTATAACAAATCGTCAAAGCAATGGGATCTTTCTGATAAAGGTACAACTACAGTAACAACTGATGAAGATAAAGAAATGCTTAAGCGAATAGCTGGTGCTATTGAACATCATAGAACTAGTTAAAAAACAAAAATTTTAAGCTAAAGGACTCCTTCTCAAGGAGTCTTTGCTATTTATAAAGGTACATCATTCTAATATGGTGTTTTATTCTCTTATTACACTTATATTGCCACTACTCCAATAGGCAATCCCCCCGAAACAAAATTACAAATGGAAAGTAATCAAGAACTGTTCAGACAGGCTATCTTGGATGCTAAAGCAGTACGCGAGACTTCACTAGCATCAGCTAGAGCTACTCTTGCAGAACACTTCGAACCTCTAGTTAAATCTATGTTCCAAGAGACTGTTGAAAACATCGAAGAAGGCGACGATGACAAAATGAAAGAGGCAAAAATGCACGACATGAAAAAAGCTAAAAAGCATGACATGGAAGAAGCAAAAATGCACGACATGGAAGAATCAACATTGGATGAAATTTTAGCAGAATTAAACGCTCTTTCAGAAGATGACGTAGATGGTAGCGGCCTTGAAGAAGGACAAGTTACTACAACTGCTGGTTATGATGAGAAAGCTAAAACCACTCACGGTAGCGACAATGGTAGTTACAGTGAAAAAGCTAAAACCACTCACGGTAATGACAATGGTAGTTACACTGAGAAAGCTCCTATTCACGAAGCTGACGACGACGATGACACTGAGGAAGATGACGAAGATGCTAAAACTGACGATAAGGCAGAAGAAGCTGGCGAAGATTTAACTCATGACATGGAAGCCGGTGAAGGAACAGATGAACAAGAAGTTGTAGACATTACTGTAGGTGAATTGAAAGACATCATTCGTGATGTATTCATGACATTACAAGGTGGTGATATGGCTGCTGACACTGCTGCTTTAGACGCTGACACTGACTTAGCTATGGATTTAGGTACTGATGATGCTGAAATGGATACTGATGATGAAATTTCATTAGATGAAATCTTAGCTGAATTAGAAGCTGAAGGAAAAGTTGAAGAAGCTGCTGCTGCTGGAGAAATTCCTGGCGGACAGATTGCTTCTAAGGCTGCTTACACTCACAATGTTGAAGAAATGAAGAAAGAACTTAATGAAGCTATTAAGACTATTAAAACTCTCAAGACTGAATTAAACGAGATCAACTTGTTTAATGCTAAATTGATGTATGTTAATAAGATCTTCAAAGCTAAAAATCTTTCTGAATCTCAAAAAACAAAAGTTATCAACGCTTTCGACAGAGCAACATCTGTTAAAGAGGTTGAAAACACGTACAAAACTCTATTAGAATCAGTTAGTGTAGAAACTAAAAAGTCTTCATTAAAAGAATCAGTAGGTTTTGCATCAAAACCAATTGGTAGTGCTCCAGCTAGACCAATTGTTGAAACTGACGCCTTGTATTCAAGATGGCAGACACTTGCTGGAATTAAATAATAATTTTTAAAAAACAAAATACATTTTTACAATGTCAAATTTAGTACAATCTCTATTAGAGACCGCTAATCCATACCAAGATCAATTGGGTGTTAGCCAAAGATTGTCTAAGAAATGGGCTAAAAGTGGTTTACTTGAGGGTTTAAAAGACTACGATAGAAACAACATGTCTGTTATCTTAGAAAACCAAGCTAAGCAATTAGTGATGGAGCAATCAAGCACAGGTGGTAACGTTACAAACGGTGCTACTTTCACACCAGGTAATGGTGAACAATGGGCTGGAGTTGCTTTACCGTTAGTTCGTAAGATCTTCGGTCAAATCGCTTCTAAAGAGTTCGTTTCAGTTCAACCAATGAACTTACCTGCTGGTTTAGTATTTTACTTAGACTTCCAATACGGATCTAGTATTCCTAAGCCTTTCGTAGCTGGTCAATCAGTTTACGGTACTTTGAATCAAACAGCTAACAGTGGCTTTGGTAACTTAGCTTCTGGTGGTTTATATGGTCAAGGTCGTTTCGGTTATTCAATTAACCAATTTTCTGCTTCAATCGCTTCTGGTTCTTCTACAATTGCAGCTGCAACTTTTGCAGATGTTAACTTTAACCAAGCTTACTCTCAATCAGTGGTTGATGCTACAATGACTAAAGTTACTTTCAGTACAGGTTCATTAGCTATCGACTCTAACGGTGTTCGTGCTTTTGAAATTTCCGGTAGTACAATTGCAGCTTCTGGTTCTTTAATCGATCCATCTACAGTAATTAATGATTTCACTACATTAAGTGGTGCAAACTTAACATTCCTTGTTACTGGATCAGTATTAAAAGTAACTCAAGGTGCTGCAAGTGGTGTTGTATTATTCTTCAATAAGAATACTAACTTCCAAACTCGTGGTGACTTCGAAGATGCTCCTGGAGATACTCCAAGTCCATTCTCTAACCCGAACGCTGCTAGTTCTGCTTCAATCGTTATCCCAGAGATCAACGTACAAATGAAGTCTGAGACTATTTCTGCTAAGACTCGTAAGTTGAAAGCACAATGGACTCCAGAATTTGCACAAGATTTGAATGCTTACCATAGCTTAGATGCTGAGGCTGAATTAACTGGTATGTTATCTGAGTACATCTCTTTAGAGATTGACTTAGAAATCTTAGATATGTTAATTGAGAATGCTCAAACAACTGCTAACTGGTCTGCTCAAATCGGAAACCAAATTAACTCTGCTGGTACAGCATACACAAGCAACACTGCTGGTGCTTACTACAACCAAATGAGCTGGTTCCAAACATTAGGTATTACTTTACAAGCGGTATCTAATAAAATTCACCAATTAACTTTACGCGGTGGTGCTAACTTCTTAGTTTGTTCTCCTACAGTAGCTACTATCTTGGAATCAATTCCTGGATTTGCAGCCGATACTGATGGTGCAGCAGATACTATGAAGTATGCATTCGGTGTACAAAAGATCGGTGCTTTAAACAGTCGTTACAAGGTTTACAAAAACCCTTACATGACTGAAAACACGATCCTAATGGGCTTCCGTGGTAACCAATTCTTAGAATGTGGTGCCGTTTACGCTCCTTATGTACCGTTGATCATGACTCCTTTAGTATACGATCCTCAGACTTTTACTCCACGTAAAGGTATCATGACTCGTTACGCGAAGAAGATGATCAGACCTGAGTTCTACGGTAAGGTATACGTTGCTAACTTAAATGTAGTAAGTGTAACTAACTAAGATCTCTTAGGAATAAAAAAAGAAGCCGGCCCGTAAGCCGGCTTTTTTATTTACAACTATTTATATAAAAACATACGCATGGCAAGTTTAACTGGAAATACGATATCGAGCACTTACGAAGCATTATTAAAATTTGCAAACAACGTTGGAGTCGATTCAACAATAAAAAACATTACAGATGGAGACGGTACTGCAACTCCATTATTCGTTACTACCTCGAGTATAGCAGTGAGCGGTAGCTTTACAGTATCTGGATCTACAATCCTATCAGGATCAACAACAATATTAGGATCTTTAATTGCAACATCTTCGCTTGCTACTACATCTTCATATAGTGTATCTAGCAGCTTAGCAGTAAGCTCTTCATATAGTGTATCTAGCAGCTATGCAGTAAGTTCTTCCTTTACAGTATCAGCATCTTATGCAACTAACGCACTTACTTTAAACAGTACGGCTTCAGGCCTATTTGCTATTACAGGTTCCAATACATTTACAGGTTCTCAAGTAATTTCTGGAAGTTTAAGAATGTCTCAAAGTAGTTCTTTTACATTACCGACTTCACAACCAAGCTCTCCTGTAGCAGGAACTGCTTTCTTTAGTGGATCTCGTTTATATATCTATACTGGTACGGCTTTTGTAAGCGCAAGCTTTAGTTAACAACATATTAAATAATTTAGCAATTAATGGCAAATCCAACAATATACGACGGAAACCCAGGCCCTATATCAGGAAGTACTCCCTTCGGATTTTACGACAATGATACAGAATTCCAAAGCGATGGCCCTAAAGTAGCCAATTACTGTGCCAGAAAGCTAGGATATCCAGTCTTAGACGTGGAAATTAACGATTTAAATATTTACGCTTGCTTCGAGGAAGCTGTTTCTATCTATGCTGAAGAATTATACCAACTAAAGATTAAGGATAACTACCTAACTCTTGAAGGCCAGCCAACATCTTCACTCTTAAATAATACCGTAGTCTCCCCTAATCTAACCAATTTAATCAATATTTCAGAGACATATGGTCAACCTGCTGGTGTAGGTGGTTTCATTAGCTGGCAAAGCGGTTCATTAGAAATGTCAGCTAGTCAGCAAAATTACGATATGTACGATTGGGCTGTTAATACCCAGGGAATGGATCCGGGAGACAGGTTAATTATACAGAGGGTAATGTATAAAGCCCCTCCTGCAATTTACGGATATGGGTATGGTGCTTACTACCCGCAATTAGGAGGTTCAGGTGCATGGCCAGGTGATTGGGGTGGATACGGAGTTGGAGGAGGAGTCGGCGGTGGATCAAATAGCGTAACTTATTATCCAGTTTATTGGGATATTATGAGAATACAGGAATTAGAGATGTCCAATACGGTACGTCTTCCGGCCTGGTCTTTTGAACTAATAGGTACTAATCTTAGAATTATGCCAGTTCCCACCCAAGGTGGTAGATGTATTTCTATTCAGTACTGTTTTCAGTCTGATTTAATGAGTTTAACAGAGAATAGCCCTTACGGTGGAAATCAAGGCTTAGTAGCAAATGCCGCACTAGCTCCTTACGGTAACATAACTTACACAGATATTAATCAACCCGGTAAGCAATGGACTAAGGAGTATACAGCAGCACTAACTTCTGAATTATTAGGGTTAATTAGGGGAAAATATACAGTAGTTAACATTCCGGGTGCAGAAACAACTTTAAATTATGCAGACTTAATTACACGCGGACAGCAAATGCAGAAAGATTTAAGAGAGAAGTTAAGGTTGGATCTAGAGGATATGTCTAGACAGAAGCAACTTGAAAGAAAGCAATCTGAGAACGATTCTTTAAAGGATACACTAATCAATATTCCCATACCAATTTTTATAGGATAACATGGCATTATTTGGAACCGTACGAGATGCAGCAATGCAAATAGGAGTAGCACAAGAGTTTGTTAACAATGTTGTTACTCAACAAATTGGCTACTATAAGGTAGTTTTACCTGATACACAGCCCGATGTCTATGGAGAGGCGTTTGTAAAGAGCTATATTGGGCCTGTATTAATGAACTGTTTAATAGTAAGAGGTGATTTTACTACAACAATCGATAACTTTGGTCCAGATGTTAGAAGAATAGCTGGTTTTAGGTTTTTAAAGGTAGATTTAGTAGGAGCTAACGTAGTTCCAGAGACTGGCGATATTGTAATGTACAACGAACTTTACTACGAAGTAGATAATGTTAACCAAAACCAATATTTCTTAGGTAAAGATCCAGACTATGCTTACTCAGACGGATTAGATGAATTTGGTGCAAGTTTCTCTATTTTATTGGATACTCACCTAACAACACCAGAAAGATTAGGTATTACAATACAAAGATTATAAAATGGAAAACTTAGGAATACAACAAGTTCGACCAAAAACTCGACGTGAATTCATGGACAAGTTATATGTTCCAACTTCTTTGGAATATGGCAATCCTAACATAACTTTCTCTGAACCCTTTAAACCAGGACAGCCTGAGTTTAATCGTGCCTACGAAACGAAGTATACTGAAATAGATAATAAGAAGTTTTCTATTGGTATTAAAGACATTAGTGAGGCTATTCAATACTACTTCGATGAAGTCTTAAAATTGAGTGTTTATCAGAATAATAACTCTATTCTAGTACCTGTCATCTACGGTACACCTGAGAAGTGGAAATCAGTACAGAAGGATGGATACTATAGAGATAATGGCGGTAAGATTATGCCCCCGCTAGTCATGTATAGAAAGTCTTCCGTGGTTCAAAACAGGAATTTAGGTAATAAATTAGACGGTAATGCTGCTAACAACGTTCAACTTTTTGAGAAGGCTTTCTCTCGCCAAAATATTTACGATAATTTTCATATACTTCAAGGTCAAAAATTACAAAAAGAGTATGCCGTAGTTGTAACTCCTGATTATGTTACAGTTACCTATAGATGTGCTATTTGGACTAACTTTGTAGAGCAAATGGATAAACTAGTAGAGTCTCTAAACTTTGCTTCTAACTCCTATTGGGGTGATCCATCTAGATTTCAATTCCTAGCCAAGATAGAATCGTTTGATGATATTCAAACCTACGAACAAGGAGAGGATAGACTAGTAAGAACAGAATTCGACCTAACCCTAAACGGTTACTTGATACCTGATTCGTTAAATGCCTATCTTGCACAGTTACAGAATAGAACCTACAACCTATGTAAAATTGTTTTTAATACAGAGCAGGCAATATGAGTTCATTAAACACTATTATAACGCAGATTAATTCAATAACGGGTTTTAATTTACCAACTGCAAGCGGGTATATTATTAGCTCCTCTACCGTTCCAAGCAGTGGATCAGTTAATGAGATAGTAAATCAAATTAATCTGCTTACTGGCTACGATATTCCTGCAACCAACGTTACTTTCTCGTCCGGATCACCTGTAGCCGGTCAATCGGTTGTAATATATGCACCAACTCCTGTTTCGGGTACTATACCAACTACGGGTATTTATCCCGGAGGCATTATTAAAGCCGATCAGATTCTTAATATCATAAACGCCCTTAATGGCGTTAATCCAAACCTTATTGTACTATCTGGAAGCCTTTACGTTTCTGGTTCAGCTACATTTGCTCAAGACCTCATCCTACCTTTTGTACCGAATGAAAACTTTATTGAATCCATTAGCGGATCAATGGAAGGAACCGATACTGTTGATGGCGGAAGTTTCTAAAAGTAACTATTTATAAAAGACTTATATAAGTCCTTGATAGTACATACTTTAAACCTTCCTATATATGGCAGTTAAGATAGAACTGAAACGCAGTGCTATACCTGGTAAAGTTCCTACAGTCTCTCAGTTAGATCTTGGAGAATTAGCTATAAACACCTACGATGGTACGGTGTATTTTAAGCAAGATACCACTGTCTCTCAATCAATTATACAGCTTGCAACTACAGCTGGTACCGGAAGTTCTGTAGTATCTGCCTCTCATGCCGACAATGCAGATTTTGCTATTTCTTCTTCATATGCCAATTTTGCTACAACTGCTGGGAGTGCTACATCTTCAAGTTATTCTTTAAGTGGATCTTATGCAAT